ATAAATCATCCTTGGTCGCATCCAAAACACGGCTCCACAAATCTAGACGTCCGATACCATCTGAAGAATCCGCATAAAGCTGATCAAGTAGCTTTTCAGAAGTAGTCTCATCGAGAACATCTTCTCGGAAACTGTCTTTACCGCCAGAAAAAAGCTTGGCCAGGTCTGAACTGCTGTAGCTAGTGGCCATTAGTTAGTTCCTTTTTCGTACTCTTCACGAGTTTGCCAATCTTCCTTTCCCCAACGAGAAAGTCGATTAGACGAAGATTTAGAACCTTCGTAACGTCCGCCCGCTTCTTTATAGTACTTAGTCGCAAGCTGCATCGCACGAGCGCTGTGCCCGCCTAATTTCTTGCGTGCTCGGGCTTTTGCGCGAGCCCACTTTTCGGGATCTTTTTTGGTAGCAATTTCAGCCATTAGTAGAGCACGTAAACGTGATCGATGGTGCTAGTTCCGCTAATAGAGGTAATTGAAAGAGGCAGGTGAACGTCAGTTCGTATATGCTGAAAAGTAATAGGACTATTTGGGGAGTCAGCCAGTGTTACAACCAATGTTTTATCCTGACTCTTGTTAGCAGTTTCGACATAAATTCCCCGGCATGCGGGAAAGTTAACGTTAGTTCCCGATGCGTTAACTAAAAAACCGCTTGCGTAAGGAAGGGAAGCACTGAAGCCGTAATATCCCCCGAAAGCTCGAACATCCATAATAAAAAAAGTTCTCAGTGTAGTGTAGTCGATTCTCGCGTCTCTTCGATTAACTTGCTCAAATACCACGCACACTTTTCAAGATCTTCAAGCCCGTTTTTATGCTCTGTGCGCCACAGGTATTTGAGGCAGGCTCCGCGGCAATATGCTTTGAACCCCTCCGCCCCTAAAGCAGCCTTCAAAGCATCAATGCACTCGATAGCTCCTTGCGTATAGTGCTTAGGGTGATGCACAGCATCGTTTTCAGGCAGGATTGAACCAAAAAATCGTTCCACGGTGAGTCTCGATAAACTTTCGGAGCCTGTAAGCGTCGCCTCTGCTGAGCGTTTGATACAAGATTCTTCCTTGGAGTTGGTATCCGACGGTCACAAAGGCAGCGCCTCCGCCAGCCACTTTAAACCAGACTCAACAGATAATCACAGTCTAACAAACTTCCGTGAAGTTCTTTTAACTTTGGAGAATATTTGAGATCATCGTGTCTGATTAAGCCATTGGAGTGTAATTTGTACATTCCGTTTTCTTTTCGCACAGGAACGCAACGTCTGTGCTCATACCCTGAAGGAACACTTTCAAACGTCAACCCCAACGAACTACGGTCCGCGATGGGCCAATTTCGGATCCCAACCTTGGCGTAGCTTTTCTCCGGATCAAAACTGTCCGAACGGATGTAACTTTCAGCATCACTTTGATCGAGGATCATTGCCCCGTAATAGGGATTAGCTAGTTGAACAAAAAAGTGAACTTCACGATCAACAACTAAAAGTTTGGGTACCGTGAACCCGACAGATCCCCAGATACTAGGTGTTTCTTTTGATAGAGAATACGGATAGTAATTATCAAAAGCTATTTTTTGATTCTCGAATACTTCATACCGAACAAAACCAGGCTCTAGACCTAGTTGAGCGAGACGCGGCTTCCAGCGAGCCCAGTAAACAAAATTGTCCCAAAGGAGAACCATATCGTTCTCTTGGTAGATATAAAAGTCTGCAGCACGGTTAAAAACAGCGAGAGCTAAATCAGTTTTGTGAGCCCAAGTAAGGTACCAATTTTCATATTCAGGAGAAGCGACTTTTATCTCAACAGTCTTAGTTGAGACTGTTTCTAGGATTTTTAATAAGTCCTCAACGCAAGCTTGGGAGGCGTAATCTATATAAACGTATATGCAAACATCGCAAACAAAAGCGTTATAAGCTCTAACAACGTTAATTAAAGGGTCTATACGACTTAAAGGACTGTGAGCCGTTATAGCAACCCATACTTTTTTGCCCGTCATATCAGGCTCGGCTGGGCCGAGAACTTTTTGCACTGTAGTATTTTCCACGGGGGCAGAATCAGTACTCAATTGAAAACTCCCCTCGACGCTGCAAGAAAGTAATCAACCAAGTGTAAGCGTCTAAAAGATCATCATGCGCTGTGGCACCGACGTTGATCAGCTGATCGAACAAAGCATCGAACTTCCGGTACTTATTGAACGTAATTTTCTTGTTTTCTAGCAAACCTAAAGTTCCGCGGAAGCGCGCGATCTTGTCCCCTCGAAATCCCTTGACCTCGTGGATATGTAAATTACCTAAATCCCTGTCGTTTATCAAAACTCTTCGTAAATCCGCCGCAAGGGAGGCTTGATATGCCACTGATTCAACTACGAGGGTAACCGTAGAGTACGTAGGCATGTACTGCCCGTCGTGTTGCGTCAGAATGCCCCATTCAAGCAACATATCGCACAAAAGATCTATTTTTTCAAGGTTTCCTATAGAGCGACACTGATGCGCGTCGATTATGTAATATTTATCCTTTAAACGACCCCCTAAAACGAAGGCTGTGTAATCGCTGGTCTCATTTTTGCTCGCGGAGAGGTCAATACCGACTGCAAGGCTGTCGAATTCAGTAACAACCTCTCCTTTAACGAGCAAATCAGGCGAAACGACCAAATCAGAGGTCATCACGGGCTGTTGCTGGTACTGATACGCAAAAGCCACGGGGTCCAGCTCTTTCTGACCCAATAGATAATCAGCGGACCACTGTTCAGGCCAGTAACTGACGGGTTCCCCCTTGTTATCGTATGTAATAGCTTCCTGAGTCACCTGTTTCCACCCTTTAGCAGGGATAAACATGGTTTTATGGATGTCCAGAGGGTGGAAGCGGGTCCCCAGACAGATAGAACGACCGCCTTCGAAGATAATCGGTGCAATAACGGACGACCAGTTGTTGTTCATCTCATCCCGGATAGCCGGGTTCTTAATATCAGCACTGGATTTAATAGGGTCATCAACAATAACTAGGTGTGCACGCTTAGAAGTAATAGAACCCCGAAGACCAGCCGCCCTCAAGGTGAATTCCTCATCACCGATTCGCGGAATACCCGCATAATCGAAATCAATCGACCAACCGATGTCCGATTGCATGCCGGACTTCAGCTGCACCCGCGGAAAAATCTTACGGAACTCAGGAGAGTCGATCAGCTGCCGAATAATTCGGCTTTTAGGAATAGCCGTGGCGATGTTGTAAGAAACATAGATAATCTGTAGCGGTCTTTGAGCGGTTGTATGCCTACCGATGATCCAAGCAGTAAATAAGTTAAGTACAGTAGACTTAGCGCTGCCACGAGGGCTCAGAATATCGAGATTAGGTCCAGCAATATCTAATAAGTACTTGTTGGATTCTCCCGTTATCAGGTGGTGATGCCACTCCAGCATGTGTTTTGCTGGGGGTTTGTCCAGAATCGTACAAAACGTCTGAAAATCGTCAGCCGCTTTAGAGTAAATAGAATCAAGAGAGTTTACTGTGCTCTCTTGTGCGCGCACAGCACGCATCTGAGCGCCGCGGCGGTAAGCGAAAGTTTCCCGGCTCGGCATGTCAGTAAATTGACAGTGTTGCTATATTACCCGTATCAAGAGGATACCTCAAGAATGGCGAAAGTTCTCTGGTACGGAGACATTTGTAGTAACACTGGGTTTGCACGTGTAACTCATAGTGTATTAGATGTGCTGTGTAAAGAACACGAAGTGACTGTTCTAGGTATTAACTACGCCGGGGACCCTCACGATAAACCTTATAAGATTTATCCGGCGTCCACGTTGCACTGTCCGGATCGATTTGGGATTCCGCGTGTTCCGGAAGTCATCGAGAAAGTGCAACCAGACGTCATCATCTGCCTTAACGACATCTGGGTTGTAAATCAGTTTTGGGAACGCTGTCAGTTTCTAAAAGATAAGTTCAAATTTAAGTTCATCGCGTATTTCCCGGTTGATAGCGAGCGCTACTACCCGGACATGCTGCGAAACATCCCTCACTGGGATCTTGCGGTCACGTTCACTGTCGGATCTGCGCATCGAATCATCGACCACGGTGTGCAAGCGGCGAAGTTAGGCGTGCTCCCTCACGGAGTGGATCTTAGTAAGTTCAGCCCGATGCCTCGTGACGAAGCACGGGACAAACTGGGTCTGCCTAAAGACAAATTCATCGTTTTCAACGGCAACCGCAACCAGCCGCGCAAACGGATCGACTTAACGATTCAGACTTTTGTCAAATTCGCGCAAGATAAGCCCGATGCCATGCTGTATCTGCACATGGGCGCGAAAGATATGGGGTGGGACATCATCCCGCTATTCCGCCGTGAGTGTGAACGAGTCAAAATTGACGGTGCTCAACGCCTAATTCTGACTTCAGAAAACATTAACTACATGCAGGCACCTCCAGATGAGATGCTGAACACGATTTACAACGCGTGCGACGTCGGCATTAACACTGCAGACGGCGAAGGCTGGGGTTTGGTGAGTTTCGAACACGCAAGCTGCCGCAAACCGCAAGTTGTTCCCGCCCACACCGCATGTCTCGATATCTGGGACGAAGCTGCGCAGATCGCAGACATCGCAACGTGGGTTGTCGACAAGGATCTCGGGGTTGAGCGCGGTCTCATTTCCGTAAAATCAGCTGTCGACCGTCTCAACGAACTGTATTACGACAAAAAGATTTACGACGAAGTCGCAGAAGCGTGCTTCGCTGTAACACAACGCCCCGAATACCGCTGGGAATCAGTCTCTGCTGGTTTCTCTGCAGCTATTAACGATCTTCTGGCAGCCTGATGAACATCACATACCGTTTCTTCCACGCAAATAGCGATGTTGTATACCCAATTAAGCGCGAGCGCGAGGGTATACCCAATGTCTATACACAGGCTGAGAACCTAGGGGGCAGCTTTACGCGGATCCTGCGGGGTCTGCCGGCGCACAATGTCGCCAACTTCAGCCCCAGCATCGCCAAACATCACGGTAAAACCTACATCGCGTGGCGCTCGCAGCCGGAGCCTTTCGGATTCCGGCACGACATGAAGTATTTCTATTTAAACAACCAACCAACCGATATTTATATCGGAGAACTGGCTGACGATCACACAATCGTCGGAACTAAGAAGCTGCGCTCAAAGAAACATCGCCTCAGCTACGAAGATCCGCGCCTTTTTGTAGGCCCAGACGACAATCTATACGTACAGTTTGTCGCTTCGACGTACGCCAGTCGCTACGACAGTCGTTCGGACAAGCTATTTAATACCCCAAAAGTGATCGTTTGCCTAATCAATGACTCATTTGAGGCAGTACAGGCAGCAATTCCGCCTATCGGCAAGAACTTAGTCAAAGGAGAAGCCGAAAAGAACTGGTGTTTCTTTAGTCATAAAGGCCAATTGAACTGTCTGTACGCCACGCGGCCTCTAACGATCGAGCGCGAAAACGATCCAACAATCACCGTAGATACGGCCGCTCTGGATAGCGTCACACAAGGCTCACCAACGTTCAACTCTTTACCCCCAATCAATCTGGGTTACGGGCACCTTATTTTTTATCACTGGAAGCATATGGCGCAGGAAGCTTCCGGTAAAACATTCCTCCTGTACCACCTGGGCGCATACATCGTCGATCGAGAGTTCACCCAGATCCTCTACATCGATAAAAATCCGCTCTTTACCGGCTCCCTTAATGATCACCTGATCGTGTGGACCGATTACGCAGGCAATCCAGTATCTGACCAACCTGCTGTAATGCTGCCGTTTGGCGCATATATCGAGAACACAGAACTCGTTATGTCGCTAGGCGTCAATGATGCTTTCATGGGAATCTTCCGATGCCCACTGCACAACATCGTGGCTCGAATGGAGAAGCCTGATCAAGACTTCTCCTCTCGCTCCATCGTCGACCACACCAACAGCGACGAATCTTCAAGCAAAGCTTGAATACCGGGCTGACCGTCGAACGTTTGCATAAGCTCGCGAAGACAGCGATCCGCTCCAGCGAGCAGCAAACCTCGGCGGTCCACCCCGTCCGAGATTGCGCGAACTGCTTGGATGTGGGAACGCAGCTCTTTCTGCAGAGCAGAAACCTTAGTCGCCGCCGTGGCGTAATCGAGCATGCCATTCAGGGTCATGCTGCGTACGTTCTGTAAATCGATTTGTAGGCTGTCGATTTCGGTTAACAGGATTTTCCTGAGATCCTCTTTGGGGTACTTTTCCTGAACCCACGCGGTCAGATCGGAAATGCTGCCTGAGTAACCCGGCTTAAGAAACCGGGCATACAGATAAGCCTCGATATCGCTGGTAGCGTTTTTGGCGTAAAAGATAAACGCATCTTTCTGCGATTTGTCGAGTGAATCCAGCCACCCAGCGACGGTAGCCGGATCTCCAATTTTCGTAAGCATCAGGCGAGAGCGGCTGTCAAACCTAGGGCCGCAGACCGGCGAGAACGCTCTAAAGCCAGCTGACCTTCAATATCAGCACGCTTTAAAGCCATTTGATTACGAGTCTGCTCTTGCTGTTGACGAATGTTTAGATTCGTCGAAGCAATACTAGACGCTAACTGGTTTTTGCCTTGCTGCGCCGTTTGGCCTGCAGCTGCAACCGCCTGCGCAGTAGGCAGCAGAGCCTGCGCTTCCCCGGTCAATGTGGTGTTAGCCAGGTTCGCGGCAGCAGTTGCGTAAGTTTGCGCAAGATTACCAGCGGTTTCAACACCAAGAGTTTCGGCAGCCAAACGACTCTTAGCCCCTAAATCCTGAAGACCAATTGCGCTACTAGCGTACTGGGAAGAAATACCAGCAAGCGTACCGGCCGCAGTTTTATCTTTATCGATAGCGCTTTTAGTTTGATCGTAAGCGTTTTGGCCCCGGACTGTGGTCTCGGCGCCCATCGCCTGTACCCAGGGTTGCAGCTGCGCACCCATAAGGTACTGCTGCGTAGTCAACTGGGTTTGGCCGGGGATTAACTGCTGATAAAGAGTGGCGTAATCGACCTGTCCGCCACCGCGAAGCGCACCGATCAGACTGCCAGCGCCTGAAGCAGCGCTCCCGGCTTCACCAAGAAAAGTACCAATCTGGCTTAAACCAGCTAAGAAACCGGCCATATCAAGTCCTCAGTTGGAAACCGCCAAGTGAAGATTGAGCGGCTTGCATACCCTTGCTGAGTATATCGGCCACGTTGGCATTGGGTTGCTGAGAAGAAATCAGAGCTTGCCCCAATAACGCTTGAGAGAGCATGTCGGTTTGTCGAGCTGTCTTGTACATATCCGTCAAGGATTTTATGCGCTCCAGCGCGAGCTCTCGTTTATACCTTTCACGTGATTTCTCGGCTCCTGCCGCTTGGCTAATAGCCGTTGTGGCCGCAAACTGACGGATACCTTCGTCAGTTAATAGACGACGATGTTCCGGAGAAAGGGCTTTCTCAAAGTAAGCTAGTATTTGCTCAAACCCCGGCTCTGTACCCGGAGTTTTGACGTCCGCGGGGAAGGTGCCGGTCTCGACATCCTGAGCCGTGCCCCAGTCTGTTGCGGTATCCGGCAAGGGCGCGTTAGGAGTTCCCGGAGCTCCGCCGCCGTCCTGCCAATCAGGGCCGGAAGAAGGCGGAGTGGCCGGAGTCCGCGCTACAGGAGGTTTCAAACCGGCAGGGCGCGGAAAGCGATCAGGATCACCTTGCCTGAGCTTCAGGTAGCTGGCCACGGATTGAGGGCCGTAATCCTCGCCAGCGTAAATCTTGTAAGGTTGTTCGTTCAGGTACGAAAGAACTGACCCGATCTGTTTCTCTAAGTTATCCTTCTTTTTCTTTTCAGCCGGAAACATCGAGTATCCAACCTCAGCCGCAAGCGCTGCAGGTCCAAACAGAATAGGATTGGCGGCACCCGCAAATCGGATAACGTCCCTGATGTCAGCCATCAAACTGCCCTCGCTAGCTCAGTCAGGGTGTCCGCTGACTCGATTCTATCGCGGAAGGCGATGTTTTTAATGGCAGAATCAAGCAAATTAGAAGCAGCTCCATACTGAGACTGCAGTCGTTGACTCTGTACTTCACCTAATGATTGAACTTTCTGAGATTCGACTTTTGACTGCGCTTCAGACAACGCTCGAATTTTCTCGCGCTGAATGCTTGCTTGAGCCTCGGCTAAGCGAGCTTGAAGTTCAAACTCCCGTTCGGCGCGAATTTTTTCGATCTCGCGAGCAGTCAAACTCCGAGCTTGTGCTTCGGTAAGAGCCGCTTGACCAACAAACTCGCCGTCGCGAAAACCGCCTACAAGCTCCTCACGGGTGGGAACCGGAGGGAGAACATCTCCGAGACCCGGAATCAATCCTAGAAGTGCACGTTTAATTCTTTCTCCCGCTAAATAGCGTTCCGCTTCTAGCTGCTGCGCGGGAGATGTGAAATATGTGCTACGACCTAACGCGGTATCACTCTGCAAAGTAGATGGACCGAGAGCTCCTTCCGCCGGATTAAAAAATAACTTATTAGCTCCCTGCCCAAGGAGATCAGCGGTTAAATTCGCAATAACTCCTCGGAGCATTTCTCGACCTCCGGTCGAAGCAGCCGCCTGAGTGAGGGCCGGGGCAATAGGTGCGGGCATAGTCTGAGCCGCAAAAGAGGGAACTTGAACTAAAGGTTGTCCGGGACCAGCAGAAACGTAACTGTATCGAGACATTAGTAGCGATCCGGTCGATCAAAAGAAGTCCCGGACGGAGGCTTCTTCGTATAGTTTACCGTATCGTCCTTAGCCTGCATTTGATCTCCACGATTGCGCTGCTCTTCGGAAAGATACGCAGTTGTTTGAGGAAAGTTGGAGGCTAAGTAAAGCTTCAGAAATGTATCAGGATCTTGATCCGGAGCATCATTCCGGACGTCATTTTCCCGAAGACGATGCTCGATGGTGTTCATCAGCCAAGCTCCTGATAACGCACGGAAGCAGGGATGGTCGAACTGGAGGGTGCATTCAGCACGGAATACTGACCGCCGTAATTCGGCATGTCGTATTCAAGAGGGCGCTGACGACTCAAATACTCCCCGCCATCATCAGCTTGTTGCATCATCTGCTGCAAGAACTGCATAAACATGCCCCGCATCTCGGGATCGTTAATAAGCAGTTCGATCAGCCGTTCAATCTCTCCCTCGTCTTCAGAAGAAACAACCCCGGCTGTCAGACGGTGATTTAACTGGTCCCTAGCTTCGGGCTGAGCCACGCGGGGCTGAGGATTTAGAGACCGGGTCGCAGAAGTGTAAATGCCGTCGCCTTCAAGCCCCGGCATCGGAGCGGGAGCTTTGTAGTAAGAACGCAGCACAGCTGCAGTCATCGGAGCTACGGCCGCACACTCGGCAGGGGTCTTAGGAACCGGGAGCCCGAGCAGGCGAGCAGCTAATTCATAATCCTGAGGGGAGAACACCGGAACCTAACACCATTGCTACTGTTGACTCCAGTTTAGGCGAAATCTTCAAGATCTCGCCAGGTTGGACATTCAGACTTAAACAAATTCTTTCTAGAACATCTGGAGATGGAATATAATACTGGTCGTAATATATTTTACGTGTTGTAGTAGGAGATAGATCAGATAACTTGCTTAACTTAAAAGACGTTATCTGACGTCTGTCCAAGATTTCTCGGAGGGTGTTTACGAGAGAACCTTGAGTTGTATGAGAGGAATAGAACGGCATCTCCCTAACAACATGCTGATCCATAAGTTTAATTAAAAATCTGTAATTTTGTAACTAGGATCTAGGTTCAGCAAATCGATGATTCGATTACAAGCCAACGCGTTTGCTCTAAACCACTGGGCTTCGTCAACGCGCATAGCCTTTCCTAATTCTTTAACGTTGCACAGTAAAGGTCTATCTTCGTACACGCTGCACTTACCGTCGACCAGCTTCTCGCAAGCTCCCGAAGCATCGGTTTTGTAAGGAAAAGTCAGCGCAGCCCGGCGCATAACGTAATTTTCCTGTGTTTCAGGGCTTTTTAAAATTCCGCCAAGCAGACGGCAGCAGCCGCCGCAGCCAGTGCAAGGAAACTCCATCACTAAAACCCCAGGTTTTTCTGGCGGACAAAATGCAAGTCATACGTTGTGAAGTCCAGCGGAATGCTCGGGTTGTTGAAAGGAGTTTTATACACGTCACCCTCGATGTGATGCTGCCACGCTGGTGACCATTTCGCGTGGAGATACTGTTTATTCAATTCATGCGCTCGGTGGATACCTTGCGCTAGTTCAGGCTCGCTGCGCCAGGTCTGAGACCCATCAAGGTAATCCCCAGCAGTCTCCCCGTGATAATACGGAACCCCAACGGACATCACACGCTTCAGTTCCTTGTGCTTGAAGCGCATTCCGTAGTCCATATCCTCGCAGTACGCAGGATATAAGTTCTCGTCAAACAAACCAAACTGCTGAACAACCCAATCCTTGATTAAGAAGAAATCCCAACTTCCGTTCTCACCATGCACGATTCCTGTATCCCCGTCAGCTGCATGCTCTACAGCTGCCTTCAGGAAACCAGGAGTAAACATGAGATCATGATTCACAATCATCCAATACGGAGCCGTCATGTATGACTTAATGATCAGGTTCCACGCTCCAGAGCACCCGAGGTTGGCCGGCAGGTGGCAAACAACCACTTTCTTTACGTACCGGTGCGGAACGTTCTTAAGAAGATCTAGTTGCTCTGTAATCTGATCGCGCCCATTGTTATTGAAGACGACAAACGTATCGACAGGATAATCGATGCTGTAGAATAACCTGTACACCCAGTGCGGTGCATTAACACAGGCCGTACCGATAACGGGTATAGCGGGCGCGGTCGTATCCAAAATCAGCCTAAAGCTGCTACTATATTAACACTCAGTCCGAGCTCGTGACTACTTATCTCTGGGGTCCGAAAGAATCGCTGATTGTGCCCACCCCGTCCGTCGGTTTTCTGATGCACGACGATGACTCGGGACGCTGTCAGATGCACAACGTCGGAATCCCTGAGCGTCACCTGATTGACTGGGCCAAACGGTTTGCCGACAAAACCAAAGTCTTCATTGACTGTGGCGCCCACATGGGCAGCTACTCCGTCCTGCTTGCAGACCACTTCAAAGAAGTTCTTGCATTTGAAGCACAACGCCGTACGTTCTACCAACTGTGCGGCAACATCTTCATCAACGAAAAAACAAACATCATCCCCAGGCACGTCGCTGTAACCGACAAAGTCCACGCTCATCAAACCGTGACCCTGTCCGTCGTGTCCGAGGATGGCGGCGGTTCAACCCTGCTGATCCCCCGCGAACCCGTACTCCACACGGAGCGGGTGGAGGCCATGAACCTAGATAACTACCATATCGAAGATGTCGGCCTTATCAAACTAGACATCGAAGGAAACGAACTGGCCGCACTGCGCGGCGCCGCCCTAACCCTAAAACGCAGCGACTATCCGCCGATCATCTTCGAAGCCAACAACGACAATTGGTTTGCCCCGCAGAAGAAAGAGCTGTTCAATCACCTGCGGGGCTTGGGCTACAATGTGGCCGAGATCCGTCCGTACGACAATATGTATGTCGCAGTGCATGGACCTACGGAAGAATTTTAGAAGCAACCCAAAGTAACAAAGCGCAAACGCAAATATATAAAATAGAAAATTTTATAAATAGACCCAACGGATCTCCAACAAGTTCCATTAAGACACCTCTAAAAGGGTCAACTCGACTTTAGCTTCGTCAAACATGGACTGAGACATTTTAAAACTCTCAGCCCAGCGATCTGGAATCGGAAAATCCGGAGCAACCACGCGTTCAATTCCGGCTTGAATCAACAACGTGCAGCAGTTGCTGCAAGGCAGAAAAGGCCAGACATAGACCGTGGCGCCGTCCAAAGCGACGCCATTACGTGCCGCATGGGCGATGATGTTGGCCTCTGCATGCACAGTGCGCAGCAGCTTCTCGTTCCTATTCGACAGGCGGCCTGGAAGGTCGGCAATACCGTGGGGAAAGCCGTTGTATCCAGTTCCTAAGATGCGGCGATCTCGCACCGCTACAGCGCCGACAGGTGTCGAGGGATCCTTGCTCCAGGCTGCGAGGCTCTTCGCAAGGTCTAAAAAACGATGATCCCAGGACACGTTCAAACGAATGCAACGTTGTCTTTGATATCAGAGTCCAAGGGATAAGTAATCCCAGGAGCCCATTCCTCAGTACGGGAAGATGTCGAAGTTTCGACAATGTAGAAGCGCATAAGCGCACCTTTCGCATTACGGCGTTCGCCGTGTCCGACAACAACGCCATGCTTATTCGGCAGCGACAGATTGGCTGAGGGCTTTTTCTTGCCCACGCGGGTTCCGATTGGAAATTTCAGACTCATTGTTGTTAGGAATAAAGTAAGTACACTTAGACCCGATTTCGGGGAAATACGCGTAACTTTGACGCGACCTCGGCGTAACAAGATAACGGTAGCACCGTGTGCGCAAAGGACAGGTCTCCCCGCTGGCGCACTTCGTGATGTCAGCCATGTTTCACGGGGGCGTACTGACTACATTCTGTCGCGAATTCATCACCTGCCTCAGGGAAACCAAAGGAGCACCCGCGGTCGGTCATAAAAGTACACATCAAACAGGACGCCCTGGAGGATTTGGTTTTATTTAAATTCCCATCAAATTTCAAACCCATGACTTCCTCTAGTTTTGCGACGATTTCGCGATGCCGCTGAGCCTCGCGATACCAAACTTGAGAAACCTCGTAGGTGGTGTGACGAAACCCGCAGCTCGAACAAACGCGCCGACGACGGGTTGCTTCACGTGTTTTGCGCGATTCTCGGGTCGCCAGACCCATCTCGCCGCAGCTGGGGCACTTGGATTCATTTAGCATGTTGTTGTTTTTAGCGATCTGTAACGTCTGACAGATCGTTGATCACAGCGTACTCTCCCACGATCCGCAGCGCGGCTTTGTTGTAGGCCTTCGCAGCCTCAAGCTCAGTCTCATAAGACCCGAGGTAGTGATGCTGCCCTTTGTGCTTTAGTGCCGCACGAAACGGTTTGTTTGGATTCGTGGTTTTAGAGACCCCGCGGTATCGACTCGTTGCATCCCGCTTACGCGGTCTGTTAGCGAGACTTAAGTAAATCTCGCGATCGGACCGATTGCTAAACAGATAACTAGACACGCAGAAAGGTCGGCCCTGTTCTAGAGCCGGTCGAGGGCTTGTCGAAGCTACTAGCCCGAGGCTCGGTTCGACGGTGCGAAGTCGGCTTTTAAGGCAATCTCAAGACTTCACAAGCCGAGTCGCGCGGCGAACCGAGACCCAATAAGAACTACGACAGTACGGATTTATCAGGAAACAGGGGCACTGGCCCACGGAACACCGGCAGCAACCGTGGGATGACGCTGCTGATCCAGCTGAGACTGAAGGGCCGCTTCAATCTCGGCTACTTTCTCAGCACCCAGAGCTTCCTGCACCCATTGGATGCAAAGCTCTTCAGTTAAGTCAGCATAAGGAATCAGATTCTCCGGACGTTCGAATCCGATGCTGCCGTATGCACCAGAGCTGTAGGTGTCGTCTTTAGCGTCGATTGTGTAGTGTGCGGTAAAAACAAAACCATCATCGGTTAGGCGCTCAAGCTGAGCAATGTGCCAAGTAAAAGTGGTGGCCACGGGGCTAAAACAGCTGTTTTTCTAGATTAGCGGATCGCGCTCTAGAAAGACCAACGATTAAATCGGTAAGCGTTGCTAAAGTTATAAGTAGCCCCGTGGACTGCGTTAACACGCAAGCCGCTACCCAGTTCTCCGCGATTAAGGCTCGCAGATTATGAGCACCCTGAATACTTACAATCTCAAGAGCCCCGATTCGGCCAATACTAATTTGGCGCTCGATGCTTCCGGCAATGTAGCAATCCAAGCCGGATCTGCGTCTGCACCGTCGATCTATGTGACTGGAGACACTAATACAGGTTTATATAGTCCAGGGGCGGATCAGATTGCGGTAACAACCGGGGGTACCGCACGACTATTTATTGATTCGTCCGGACGCCTCCTGGTGGGGACGACTACGAGCAACGGCGCTCAACTCGAGGTCAACAGGCCGCAGAGCGTGGCCACTGGGCTGAGTGCACTCTTAAGCTCTCCGCAATTCTCAATAACAAATTCGTCAAACTGGGGATTCCCAGTCGGAGCGGTGTTCAAGACGCCGCTAGCCAATGGAGGAGCCATCGTCGATAATGCGGCAATCTGGGCGGAATGGAGCGACACAAACAGCGCTTATCTTGGTTTTGCCACAAGAAACAGTGGGACGATTGCAGAGCGAGTGCGCATCGACAGCTCCGGCAGGCTCTTAGTTGGTACGTCTAGTGCGCGTGCAAATTTCTATAACTCAACCGGCACGGCACAACTGCAAGTAGAAGGCATTACTCAATCAAGCTCCAGCATTTCTGTAACTTACAACGACAATGGCGTTGGTGGTCCCGTCGTAACACTGAACAAAAGTAGAAGTGCATCGGTTGGAGGAAACACAATTGTTTCATCCGGCGATGCACTTGGTAATATTTACTTTCAAGGTAACGATGGCACCGAATTTGTTGAAGCAGCTTTAATTCGCGCTGAAGTAGACGGCACCCCTGGCTCTAACGACATGCCAGGCCGCCTCGTATTTTCTACAACGGCGGATGGGGCAAGTTCTCCGACGGAGCGGATGAGGATTTCAAATAACGGCACGATTTTCCTTAACGCTACTTCGTTAACTGACGGTGCCAACATTCAGGGTGCAAATGCTTACGTCGGTTGGAGGTTTGATGTTGGGTCCAATAGTGATACACTTGCAGACCAAAATACTGCTTTGTGTTCTTCTGTATATACGTCTACAAATACAGGACGAGCTACTTCTGCGCTGCTTTTAATGAGTAGAGCAGGCGAGTCTGTCGGTATATGCCCTCTTATTAAAGGCTACGGTGGTGCGGGAGCCTCACCGAGTACAGCAACGTTGCAGTTCTTGGTCTCTCACAACGGCAACGTTCAAAATACAAACAATAGTTATGGTTCTCTCTCTGATTTAAGACTAAAAGAAAACATTGTAGATGCAGAGTCTCAATGGCAGGATATAAAGTCGCTTCAAGTACGAAAATTTAATTTTAAAAATGATGCAGCAAAAACTCCGTTGCTAGGATTAGTTGCACAAGAAGTTGAACCTATAAGTCCTGGCTTAATTGAACAAGTATTACAAGCTGACGGAACTCCTGATCCAGAAATTCCTAAAGCAATTAAGTACTCAGTCCTTTACATGAAAGCGGTCAAGGCGCTGCAGGAAGCAATGGAGCGCATCGAAACCCTTGAGGCCAAAGTTGCTGCTCTTGAGAGCGCGTAGTCCCCTTCACCAGTCACTCTCCTAATGACCTACCCCCTCGAAAACAACTTCATCCACCACCCCCCAGGCGGTGACCAGCAAGAGCGCTACCAGCAACTACGCCAGCAAAGTAAGGCGCTGGCTCAGCTCATCCTCGATTTAACACCACAATCCAGAGAGCAGGCGCTTGCGCTTACAAATTTGGAACAGGCAATGTTCTGGGCAAACGCTGGTATTGCTCGCAACGAGAAAGCCTCTGAGCCGGCTTAGTCCACGTCGCTACTCACCTGAGCTCGGTCAAACGACCGGGCTTTTTTATGTTCTTTAATCTGCCCACGTGGGCGCGACCCTGTGTCCAGAGCACCTGCGTAAGGCACAGGTACGCTGGACAGAGAAGTGAAGGGGACTACGAGGGCTGAGCTTTTAGAGCTGCTACTTCAGCCTGCAGATCAGCAATGGCTTCACCCTGCCGCTTGATCAGGTTCAACAGGTGAGGCACAAAGCGGTCGTACTGGACGCCTTCAGGCTCTGGAGTATCAAGTTCGATCTCTACCTGAGTGCCGTCTTCTTGCGTAATTCTGTCTTTTGTTTTCCAATGAACCAAGCGTGGATCAATGCTGGCTACCTCTTCCGCGATAAAGCCCCAATGGCTCCAGTTAGGGTTATCAATAGAGCAAGTAGATCGGAACCAAACCGGACGGCAATCCAACAGCTTTGAGGAATAAGCCGGGTCTATGTCTTCAACATTAGTTTTGTATTTTATTGAGGAAGTAGAGCGGAGAATGTAATAAGGGCTAGTCGATACAACCACATTGGCTGCTGCTGCGGTGGTGTTTGAATAAACGCCAGGGCAGGTTAAATCTCCATTGCTAGCCAACCTCATCCGCTCCGTCGGAGAACTCGCCCCATCCGCGGTAGTGGAGAACACCAATCTTGTCGGAAGATCATTAGCGCCAGGAGTTCCATCAACAAACGCTTGGATCCGGCAACCGTCAACCATCTCGGTGCCATCTGCACCCTGAAAAGTAATCCCACCCAGGGGATCGTCATTTTGAACAACAGTAACCGCTCCGGCCGTTGTCCCGCGAGATTTTCCTAAAAGAATCCAAGGACCAAGAGCGCTATTTGAGTTTTGAACACCGGAGAATACGTTCTGTGTGGTTGTTTCGGTTTGAATAAGCGAATCTTGTCCACTTGTATTGAACCATCCTCCACGGCTCGTAGACGTACCAACTAGAAGGCGTCCCGAGGCATCAACAAATAACCGCGCTGTTCCTCCGGTTGTTACAGCGACCTGATCCGCTCCAGGACTATATAAACCTGTATTAGTGTCTCCAGTAAAAGTGATAGTGGGGGAAGAAGCCGAACCCGCCGCGTTGGTAACAGCAGGAGTGCTGAGGCTGTCTACACCGGTAATAACACCAGTGCCGTTAATTTCGATAGACATTAGACAACAGTCCAGCTAGAACCGGAGGGAACGGTAACGGTGACGCCACTGGCAACCGTGATGGGACCAGCGGTCATCGCGTTTTTACCCGTAGTTATAGTGTAGCTGCCGGTAACGGTCGTATCGTTTTCATAAAAAACTGCATTTGTGCCGGAGCCCACGGCGCCGCCGCCGCCACCTAAAGCACCCCAAGCAGTACCGTTGTAACCTTCGAACTGAGTAAGGGTAGTATTAAACCGAATATCACCGGACGCAGGGATCGCAGGCCGTTCGGCCGTTGTACCCTCAGGCAGCGTCAGAGCACCGGAAGTATTAACGACAACCGCGCCGCCGAACGTTGCAGCACCGGAGACGGTCGCCGCCCCTCGGAAGGTGGCCGCCCCAGCAACGGTCACCGCCCCCGCAACAGTTACCGCGCCGGAAACAGCGGCAGCCCCCTGCAGAGTGACTGCGCCGGCCACGGTGGCAGTACCGCCAAACTGCGCTGCGCCAGAAATCCCGACACCGCTAGCAAAAACAGCTACACCAGCGGTGTTGAGTGTGCCAGGTACAACGACGTTGCTGCGCCACTCAGTCGCAGTGCCGCCAGCGTTGGTTTGAAGAACTTGGTTAGCTGAGCCTGGCGCGATGCCTGAAGCATCTACAACAACGTCGCCAGCAGGCAGCTCCGAGGTAACGCCGTTAACAAGTACTAATGGACGACGTGTTGCCATAGCATTACCCCCGTATGTTAATTATACAGTCAAGCTGTGAGAGTGACGGGAGGTTCAATCTCAACTTGAAGCTCCGTCGTACTTAAAGCTAAACCAACATTCACCAACGCACCGTAACCACCCGAGGCTGTGACAGTGCCTGACGCTGTGGCGTATTGTGTGATCTGCCCGGTGTACTTAGCTAAGTAGTAGTACTGGCCGGGAGTGAGCTGCGTTTCACCGACCAAATTGGCCGATCCGATGATCGCAGTGTCATCCAGCACCACAGCCACTCCGCTTCCGCTCGACACGGACTCGGTTGCAAAACCAATCACGTTGTAATTAACAGCTGCGATACCGCTAGCTGCTGAAGCAGGTAACGCATATGTGCCGCTGACATACACAGGAGCGCCTTGCAGCAAGGTAGCACCGGCTGTAAAAGTCTGAGTTGTCGATGCGCTTGTTGTTACGCTCGTGCCGTTGACCAACCAAACCTGCTGACCGCCAGGCGTGAAGCTCGTGTACCGGCGATTAAAAATAGCTCTATCGGTCACGAACCGGCACAGCAATACTCTTAGATCAATTATAAGGGCTTACTGAAACACAGTTACGTGAGACTTAAAATCCCACGTAACTGCCGCTGAAAAGATGTGCCGTTTGTTACTCGCTAACAGATTCAGAAACCTGCATGAGTTTGTAAACATCCAGTACTTGACGCGCAAAAGCGATGTGAGTACTGATGGCGTGCACACCCGGCTTAACGTGCGGATAGCTTTCCGCCCAAAACTCAATAAAGAGATCGTTTAGTTGCTCGTCAGTCATGGAGTGTAAGAAGTAACTGGAATTCCTTAACAAAAGTAAATGCGTAAAACTGCGGAAAAAATACGCAAAGTTGGTAGCCGAGGTGGGAGTCGAACCCACACTGGAGCGATTTTAAGTCGCCTGTCTCTTCCGTTGGACTACTCGGCCAGCTTTACCTGCGCAAGAACGAGAACAATAAGGCCCGCGATGGCCCTTCTTTTTGTTTCCACGCACACTAAACATGCGCATCGTGAGAATTGAACTCACCTAAGGTCGATTATGAGTCGACTGCATTCACCAGATTGCTAGATGCGCGAAAGGGCTCGCTAAGACTAGGCGAAACAGCCAAATAAAGCGAGCCTTGTAACAATCAGCTAACAGTCAAAGCCAGAGCGGCGGCCTTTCGATTGGTCGGTGCGCAGGCAACGTTAGCCCTCGAAGAACAATGGTACGTGCAGTAAGGACCCTTGCGTGCAGGGTTCTTCTCCTTAGCCTTCAACCACGTGCGTAGCCGCGAGCCCTTCAGAACAAACCCCGTGGAACAAACAGGACAGACAGCGTGCAGGAATTGATGAGACACGGATGGAGGAATGTGCTTAACGAGTAAAACAAAAGAAAGCAGATAGTGCAAGTGCCGATGCGCACAATCTTAAATGAGACTCACCTGACTTCGCTGGGATACTCTTGCTCAGCCTTGGCTTGGCAGAGAAGTAGCCCAGTGTCGCCACGCATGCCGTCGTTGTCTAAAGCAAACTGAGCCTGGCACTGCCTCTGATACGCGAGGCGTGCTCGATCCGTATCGTTCTTAGGGAGGCTGTTATTCAGAAGCGAAACAGCTGTAACAGCCGCAAGTGTGGTGCCAACGCCAATGAATCCGCAGATAAAGACCGTGGCGATGATTTTCCAGGATTGCCATGCTGCGGCAACCAGCGGAAGATGGGCGGTGTTGAGGTTGATCTTGATGTCGTTAGCCATGTATTGGAGGTAACTCCATGAATATGGTAGCACACAGGAAGCACTAGGTGAGTCTTGTCGCAAAACTCTGCATGCCGAGACAAGACGGCCCTGGTACTATGGTGACTCTAGAGCCCGGTCCATGCTTTTCGAGCTAGATAAAAAGTACCAGATCACACACGCATGGTATCGCGAGCTTTTGGGCTCCGCTCAGCTGCTGTTTAACGAGCCCCGAGCCGAAAAACTGCACTTCAAGCCCGACGAACCCCGCCTGATCGTCGAAATTGGAGTCTATGAAGGCGCGTCGACCTGCTGGTGGTCCGATAATTTCCTCGATCACCCCTTTAGCCGCCTGATTTCGATCGACCCGTTCACCGGAAACGATGAATATCGACAAAATCGGGAAAAATTCCCCACGCTGGACGATATCGAACTGATTGCGCGGACCAACGCAGCCAAAAGCAAGAACGCAGGCAAGATCGATATCCGCAAAGGCTGCTCCTGGGACATGTTTCCGGCCTTAAATGCCGAACTCAAACAGCCAATCGACATCCTGTATATCGACGGAGAGCACACATCGAACGCCGTGTGCCGCGACCTCGCACTTTATTACCCACTCCTGCGATCAGGGGGCGCTTTAATTCTCGATGACTACGGTCACGAGGACGTCCAGCGCGGTGTGGACGGCGCACTCACCGCATTCGGCGAGATCGAAAGCGCTTTTAAAACAGGCTGGCAGCTCTGGTGCGTTAAAAAGTAATCTGCCAATTGTTATAAGGCGTCGTTCCAATGACGAATGACGCCTGCGACAATAAACATATTCGTCACCAAATACGACACAAAGATAAGCGTACGAATTGCTGCCACACGGTCCGCTTCAGAATCGTGCGCCGACGCCTTCTCGCCAAGCGCTTTAGCCCAGATCCCCCAAACCCGACGTCGTTTCTTCATAATCACCCAGGCAGGATTCGAACCCGCATCGCCGATCTCACGTCAAAATACTGCGTCCAGTACCGAGTGAGGGGCCGTCCTATCCGTTGGCTCGCACAGGGTGTAGGGGAGACGTTATCGGACGCCTCCTGAACCGGCGGGTCCCATCCCCGCTGGGTTCGTCAGTAAGGCCAACGAACGCAACCCCTCCGTTTAGCCGGAGACACACTGAGCCCGATGCCGAAGCAGAGCGGGAACCTGCACACTATACCAAGAACAACCTAAGAATCAAACGCCGGGAGTCCGATTGATAAAATCGCGCATGCTCCCGTGTTGCTTAAGGAAGTCCTCAAGGCGCCCACCGCGGAGATCACGCTGCCGATTCACCCAATCACGGAATTGATCCTGGCTCATCGGCAGATTAGGATCTTCGCCAACAGGGATACCTTGCGCGATTGCTTCAACTGGCGTAGATACAATATTCTGAATAAACTCCTCCATCAGCCCGCTGGCGTCCACGGGGTCGCGGCGCTGATCATTGGGCAGACGGTAAGGCAGAGTTTCGTACCGCGGAGGGTTGCTGCGCGGGTTGTACGGCATAGTCTCGTAACGAGACTTGTCCATAGCCGGGCGATACTGCAAATTACTTTCGTACGCCACGTCGAAACAAGATCTGCTACAAAGTCAATTCTAAAGGAATCAACGACCGCGTAACAACTCAGACAAACCAAACTCAAGTTTGCCTGGATTAAAACGTTCCTTAGCCAGATCGATACGACGCTGAAGCTCGTTTCGGTTCTGCTGTCGAGTCAGTTCAGCCCGCTGCGCAGAACTCAACGGTTTAACTTGTGCAGTCAACGGACGCGATCCAGTGCGAGAAGGACTGGCAACACCCGTGCGCGGTGCCGTGCCAACAGCCTGACGCAACTTAGGAACGATACCTTCGCCAGTTTCCTGACGAACAACCTCATTCAACGCCCGTGCTCCTGCTGTTCCCACGAAGCCTGCACCGATACCTGGGGCTAAGGGCGCGGCTAGCGGCGTGGCTAACACACCAGCAGCAGCTGCAGCAGTGGGTAAACCCTGTACAAACTCCTGCGCCATCTGTTTACCCATAGCTACAGGACCCTGTCGATAACCAGTACGCACAGCTTCAGGGCTAGGAATTAGATCCGCAGCTCCGGGAAGAAGAGCCGAGGGAGTGCGACGCAAAGCCCGGACATACTCACCTGCACCCTGCGCGGCAGCGGACACCGGATCCATAGAGTAATAACTACGTTTATAAGTTTCCGATCCTTGCCGGTATGGATCCGACCTATACGGTTGGATGGGAACCGTGGCTCCGGTATCTGGATCGATATAACCAAACTGACCGCTAGGCGTCGAAGCCCCAAAGCCTAACTGCTGATACCACAGGGAGCGCTTATTGCCTTTATTTCCGCCTGTACGAGAACCTTCGTTACTTAACGGCGCGTTACGCACGATAGCGCCTGCAGGTATACCTGCCCTAGCGTTTGTTTTAACAAAATTCATAATGTCTTGTTTTAGTTCGTCCGGCACTCCCGCATCACTGTAGTTACCGTTTATACTGAAATCTATATTATATAAACCGGCATAAGGCTTTTCATTTAACAAAGAAGCCACATTCTCATTTATATCTCTCGGATCTAAACCGCCGTATGCAGGATCCCTGTTTATCTCAACCTTATACGGAACATTCGAAGAAGAATAAAACGTCTTGCTCAGTGTGGGTTCAAAGTCATCAGGCACATAAGATTTGTCGCGATCAAAAAACGCTAACTTCTCAGCAGCCGCAGGATATAACTCTTCCAGATCCATAGAAGACAAATATTGACCGCCGCCCGCGCCTGCCGAACGTGTTGGCACCTCCGCCATCTTATTAGGCAGATCCTCAATAAATCCGGACAAGAACTCCGCGGCATCGTATTTCTTATCTATATTTTGTATATTGTTTTTAACTTTAGAGAAAGCCCGCTCAACAGCTCTTACTGGACCTAAATCGATAACATCGCGAGGAAACGCATAAGCGATATCTGAAGCATTTGGATCCTGTAAATTTTGAAAGTAATTCTGTACCTTGTTTATCTCACCAAGAGGAAGTTTTTCATAATTAGCTGGAAGATAACGTCCGTACTGATTTAGAAGATCGGTTTTAGCGACACGAAGACCGCTGCCCGAAGATCCTCTAATGACATCAAGCTGCTCGGGATACGTAGAAGCAAAACGACGTATGTCTTCCTCCGTCTTTCTAGGACCTTCAAAATATCCAGAAGTTTTATCCTCATCCAAATCCACATCCGAAGCTCGAGATTCACTCGGCAAAACACCAGACTCACGTAAAGAATCGTAGATGTAGTCAGGATCCGCCCCACGCTCGCGCAAGAGATTTTGCAGGTTTTCAGCAAACTCTCCAGGTAACTGGTTGGCTATCTCTACAATTCCACTCCGATCTCTAGTTACTTGGCTACGAAGCCACTCATCGGCAGAATTGCGGGTCGAATTGAGTTGGATTGGTTCGTTAAAAGCCTCTCCGGCAAAACCAGAAATAGCTCTATCTAAAACATCAAGAGCGCGTAAGGGTGCAGGTGCATCACGTCCCGTCAGGACAGTGCCGGTGGGGTAAGAAGGAATGACGACTTCGGGAGTCCCCAAAAAAGCAATGTCGCGCGATAAGACGGAAGGACGGAAAGATGCAGAGGTAGCAGCAGTTCGCTCGGCAGGACTAAGTTCAGAAGTAAGCTCTCCAGTACCAAACCGAGCGCGAATTCCTGGTTGTGTCTCAATGCCACGGCGTTCAGTAGAGGGTGTAGACGGATCGGGGTTGCCGTATTCCCCAGGCGCTTCGCCAAACAATTGGCGCAAAGAATAGGCATCCTCAAGCCCAGCCATTGCGCCGTAAGGATTGTTATTAGGAGTATCCATCAAGCGGCTCAGGTCTTGCATGAGCTTGGGTGTATTCCTAATGCCCCGTTTAACCTCTATACCTTGTTGAATAGCTTCAGGCACCGGACGAGTGCGCCCAGACGCATCCAGCGATATATCGCCAAAAAGACCTCGAATATTTCTAGGATCGTCAAAAAAGCGGTTTACTCGCCGATTAAAGAGTGCACTCTCCTCAAAAGGCAGCTCAAGCTGATAACCGTACGCCCGTCCAAGGGGTTGAATATCCGGAGAACCTACAAAATTCTGCCACTCAGCACGATTGGAGGGGGTCACTAGGAGATCTCGTGCTGTCTACGTGACCTTATTTTAAAACAACCTGCCTTTTAAGTAAGGGACTTTATTCTGGAAAATGGAGTTAAGCACATAGCGAGCTTCGTTGGAGATGGTGCGGCCGGCACGACGACCAACGTCAGTCTTGGGATTGGCTCTCAAACCAGGAACAACAGTGGCAGCTTTGTTAGTCAGTGTGTCTAAAGCTGACCCAGGTTTACCTTGCATAAAAAGCCCGGTTCCCACGGCGGCGGGGATGCCCACGCGGGCCGCGCCTGTGACATAGGGAGCTATACGCGCCGCAGCCGCAGGAGCAACTCGTTGAGCTAAAGGTGCAGCAACCTGCCTGAGTCCTGTTTCAGTTGCAGCACCTAAAGCTATGTCTTTAGCTGCCTCTGTCGCAGCCGTTTTGTAATCGTCTTTAGCCAGAGCTTTTGCAACTTCATCATTTAAAAGCGTCATAGCTGCGCCCCCAGCGACTCCCGTCGGGTTTTTGCGGACGGCCTCCACGGCGCCTTTGGCTGCTGAAGTGACAGGATCTTTGCCAAAAATCATCATGCCAAGCTCGCTGTAATTCTTGGATGGATCAAGAGCAACTAAATCTGTAAGTCGGGAGGCGGCCACGTTGCTCGCCTCGTCTACAGAACTTATTCCGCGCGCTACACCCAGCGCAGAGTTAGCGTATTTATCAAAACCGGGTGTCGATATCCTGAGGCCCTGAACAAAATTGTTTAAACTCGGGTCCACATACTTAGATATTAAATTAGAAGTAATAACGTTCCGGAAGGCTTCTGGGATATCTTCGCCACTTCGAAAAGCAGATTGACTCAGGTAGTTAGACCGACGAAGAGCGTCAACCACATTCTGAAGGCGTCTAGGCTCTTGTCCGGGCGCAGCGTCTCGGAGCTGCTTTAATACCTGACGACCTGCTTGGTAAGGAGTATATGGTGATTTGTCTAACGGCTGTTGCGTGAGATCACTAAGTGCAGATCTTATGTCGTCGATCTGACCTACATCCCTGAGTCCCGTTTGGTTACGACCGGGACTTCGCGTAGAGTAATGAGGGAAATACTTACCTTTTAATTCGTCTCTAATAGTGTTTAGAGTAGGGTCAGCTTTTATAGTTTCCGGAGTAGCTCCCAAGTTACGAATAATTGCCTCATTCATAAAATGCGCAAGAGATTCGTTGGTAGGCGAGATTATGCTCGGTTTATATACCCCAGGAAACCCAGGAACAGTCACAGGGTCTATAGAAGGCTGAATACCTAATAAAGCAGGCCTAAGGTGACCATATAACTCATGAGCAGGAGACGTTAATCCTGAAAAAAAAGGATTTGCTGTACCTTTTATACGCTCAGAAAACATCCGCATTTCTTTATACGGATCAAGCCCGACTGAGAATTGTCCGCTATTGTAAGTATCCGAGTTCTCAGCAATAAGTTGTTGTAATTTTAAATAACCAGGATCTTTTAATTGAATTTGACGACGTACATTGTCTAAATAATCAAGATGTTTTTCTAAAAAATCAGCACGAGTTCTATCGGTAGCTCTCTGAGTACTAGCTTCTTTAAATTCTTCTGTTAATTCTTGAGGATACGACGGAATATCCCTGTACATATCCGGAACACCTTCAAATTTCTTGAGTCGTTCCGCCCACTCGCGCAGCTTGCCGTACGTTTCGGACCGCTTAAGCCGCTCAGAGTTGATATCCACGGTCGTAGCCTAGGTTATTAGTCAATTTTAAGGCTAACCGTCCGTAGTTCCCCTAAACCATTTACGTTTTTGGCTGAACCACTCCGCCAACGTGGTCGGATCTTGCGCACCTTGAAGCTGATCGGACGGATCTGGCTCGCCTAAGTCCATATTTTGCATAAAACCGTCCAAACTATCCGCGGGTTGCACCCCGTTGATCGCCGTACGACGCGCTTTTCGCAGCAAAGCGTCGACTGAGTGGTTGCAGTGAGCCCATTTTTGGATCCACAGCATGTCGTCAAAGGGAACATCATGCCCTTTGGCGATGCGCTGGCAGATAAATTCGACCTTTAGGCGCACATCTGTCGACAACATAAGCCTCAAGCCGATAGTTACAGCCTAGGCACACCTGGTAAAACGTGTACCTGACATCGCTGCGCGCTGGGCGCCTGTTATTATGTTAACACTCCAAAAGGTTTCATGCCGATTTGCCAGCAAAATTTATAAAGGGTTCTCGCCGGCGCCGTCGAGTAAGGCGCCTATATAAAAAAAAGGAAGGTTGCGTGCACGTTGCGTATACATAAGCGCGCCCTGTGTGTCACTTAGCGCTGCGCTGATGTACATTTAGCAATGTGAAGTTGTACATTTATCTTTGTGAAGTTGTATTAGTTCAGATGTACTGGGGTGCACCCTGCGTTTCGTTTCGTTTCAACGCTTGACAGCGCAAGGGATCTCGTGGTATTTGCGCGCGCCGCGTGCGGTTCCTGTTATTGCGTGGGAACCCTGGCCCTGTGTGCCAATCCGCAGACTGGCTGAGAATCCCCTGTAGGTGGTTGACAGGCGAACCGGTTCTGAGCGATCTTGGGGTCACTGGAGGAACGGGGCGCAAGCCACGCCGCCAGGGCACCTAGACAACCCGAGAGAACCCGCGACGGCCGAACTGGCCCCGCGCGTCTGCCGCTGATGGTAGGGAGTACTTCCCCGAAGTGTAGGCAAGGGCAGGCATGGTGTGCCGGAACGTGAGCGGCGGGATCTTAAAGGTATCTAGGTGAGAGAACCTCGATAACTGAATACGTTAGCTGTGCTGAGATAGTTTGCACGGAAAGCCTAAGGCATAGCTAACGGTTCTACATAACAGGCATCGTCACAAGATGGAACCAGGGGCGCGAGCGATCCCCCGAGCACACTACGGTTGCAACCCGACCGGCTATGTGTGCACGATGCCGACTTGTCAGCGGGCACGTTGTCAGCTGCCACCTTTAACTAGGTGAGCAGTTTGTAACTAGAACTGAACCGTAGGGTCGTGCCCTACAACTAGAACTGAACCGTAGGGTCGTGCTCTACAACTAGCGACGCAACGGTAGTCGTCACCGTAACTTGTCCGGTTGCAGTTAGCTACAGCCTCAGAATCTTGTCCAGCGTATCTGTCCTTAGAGCAGGTACGCAGGACTCTGGACACTATCCCCCCACGTCGGCGTCGATCCGAGCGATGGCGGGGTTAGTTATCTGCCAGAGATTGATTCTGTACGCTGTAACTAACTGTATGCCTGGCAATTTGTTTCAGCTTTGCCCGGATAGTTGTTATCTGAGAGCGCCCTGATTGTCATTAACTTGTCAGCAGGGTGGGTCAATCTAAGATCAGATGTGATCATTATTGATCATTGACTCTCAGTGATTCTCTCCCCAAGCCTATGGTTTGGTGAGGGATTCTTCCCTCTTGTCTAACAGTTTCACAGGTACATCGTATGACTGAACTGACCATCAAGACCAACAACCAACCACGCCGGTTGTTCTTTGCTGTCGAACTTTCGCAGCCCGAACGTGCCAAACTCCGTCAACAGTTTGACTGGATGGATGAGGATCACTTCAACCACGAGTGTTCATTCTTCAAGTACCGTGGTGAGTATTACAATCTCTCCGACTTCCTAACTAACACTAACCCTGACGGTATGTTTAAGGGTTGGCACGGTATCGCCAGTGATTCCTATTTCACAGGAATGGTAGTCAAACTGTGCGGCAACGATGTTGTCGTCGGCCGCTACTTCTCCTGATAACTGTAACTAACACCATCGCAATCCTGCAATGACTGATTACACCTACCAACAGGCTCACTATACCAACAACGTCAGCTGGTATCGAGAACTCGTCCGCTTGGACGACAAGGTCGTGGGAGAGATTATGGAGTCCGTCGAATCAACATCGACAAACAAGATCTACAGAGTTCGTAAGTACGCACCCTTGCAAGGTAGCGATGGTGTTATAGAAGTTCTGTACGATGTCGAACAGTTCAGCACTGTCAGCGACTGCAAAGACTTTATCAACAACGGAGGTATCAAGTGAACATTCAAGCTCGCCTGGATGAACTGACTGATCAGCTCGACGTGTTAGCCACGCGGCAACTTAACGCTCGCAAGAACCAGGATTGGGATCTTGTGAACGAGTTGTATCTGACGATGCGACCACTTGAGCAAGAGCAAGACAAGATCACGCAACGATTGCAGTTCGAAGCTGACATGCAAGCTATGGACGATTGGTATGACGACGATAAGCATCGCGACGCATACAACGAACGTATTGTCAGCCTCTACCTTGATTAATCATGCAACCGATTCCGCACTTTAACTTCGTCAATCGTCGTGAGGTTGAGTTCACCCTCGCCGCACTCAATCGACTCGCCGAGTCTGGCGAGATTGATCCCATAGAGCAGGAAGACTTCTACAACTTCCTAGACGCATTTCAAACATTCGCTCTGCAAATCTGATGACACTGACTAACTACTTCACCGACGTAATCGCCATTGATTACGACTCACTTAACTGGTGTGATCGTCGCGACAACGATCAACACGAGTTCTATAAGTCCTGGAGTATGCAGAATGTGTACACCTACTTAGAACTTATCGAGTCCGAACCTGACTTCCCTTCCTACAACTACTGATCATATTCCTATCATCATGGCCGCCACAATCG